CTCCAGAATTTCCCCGGGGGTTATATTTTGGGGATCTTTTTAGCATCTCTTCATGGGGTATAGAGTATGTGGAGTGACTTTTTCGGCTAAGTCTTTGCTCCTTTCATTACGCCACGGATACCTTTCCACGTTCGCGCTCTTTACCATTCACTCTATACCCTTTGTAGGGATGCTATATTTACATCAAAACTAGTATATAACAAGCCGAAAGGAGGACTTAACTATTGGCAAGGTCTAGAAAACCTTATAAGGACGAGCCGAAACGTCAGCGAATGCCAGCATTAACTCCAGAGGCAAGAGAAAACCAGTTAATTTCTCTAGCAACTGATTTAGCCGAGAAGCAGCTGATAGAGGGTACGGCATCAGCACAGGTAATCGTGCACTATCTGAAGCTCGGAACTACTCGAGAAAAGATAGAAAAGGAGATACTGGAGAAGCAGAGGGAGTTAATCGAAGCAAAAACAGAGAATCTTCAATCCGCTAAGCGAGTGGAAGAGCTTTATGCTAATGCTTTGAATGCTATGCGCAATTATAGTGGCAATAACGAGGACGAATCCGATGATCCGAACTTATGACGAGTTGTCTAGACTTGCTACTTTCTTTGAACGGTATAGGTATCTTCGCTTAGGAGATAAGGTTGGAGCCGAAACATTTGGTTTCGATAGATGGATGAACCAGATCTTCTATACTTCACAAGAATGGAGAAGTCTTCGAAATAAGATCATCATTCGCGATAACGGATGTGATCTCGGATTAGAGGGCTACGACATTTATGGGAAAATATTCATCCATCACATGAATCCTGTACGAAAAGAAGACATCGCTAATGCTAGCGATTTTCTTTTGAATCCGAATTACTTGATCTGTGTTTCATTTGACACTCATCAAGCAATTCACTATGGAGATGAGAATCTCTTAGCTAAGCCACTGGTAGAGAGGAAGCCGAACGACACTTGCCCGTGGAGACATTAAACATAGAAGGAGGTCAAAATGGCAACACATTTAGTCACAGAGAGCATCCTTTCTTCTGTGAAAAAGATAGTTGGTGACAACCTATCTGGTGACTATTTCGATTCCGATTTTGTCATGGCGATCAATACTGTTCTCATGATTTTATGGCAATTGGGTATAGGAACAAAGGGCTATGTGATCACTGGGGACACTGAGACATGGGGTGATTTCTTAGGAGAGGAAGTTGACGATCTAGCTGCAGTCAAATGGTATGTCGGAATGAAAGTCAAGATGATATTCGATCCGCCAACTAATGGCTCAGTACGAGATGCTCTCGAGAAGACAATTTCTGAATTAGAATGGCGACTCAATGCTGCAGTCGACCCATCATATGACGAAATCGAAGTTATGTCTTTAAGTCCATTATGGGGAGTTGAGGAGAGTGAATGATGACTTATTACAGAGAAAGTAACGAGCTTTATCATCATGGTGTTAAAGGCCAGAAATGGGGTGTTCGAAGATACCAGAATAAAGATGGCTCTTTAACTTCAGCCGGCAGAAAGCATTGGGGAGTCGGCGAGGCTATCAAGAAAACTGTTAAAAGCGGAGCTAACGCTGTGAATAAAGTATGGAAAGCGCATAAGGCAGAGGTTGCTGAGAGAAACAAAGGTAATCTTTCAAAAGATGAAGTAAAGAAGGCCCTTTCTGATTACAATACTATTCATGGAACTAATATTAAGGCCCAAAAAGGTGTTACGATTACGAAAAACGGCAAGGTGTATGATCATAAAGGTCGCCTTCTTGATAGTTCCTCTAAGGTTGAGGACACTCTTGTGTCCAAACGCAAAGAAACAAAAACGAAACAGCGTGACCAGGAGGCCATCGATAGGAAAGCTCGTAAGGATGTTAAGAAACAGAGGAAACCGTCCGAATTAACTGACGACGAATTAAAAGAAGCCATCCAGCGTCTTCGTCTCGAAAAAGAGTACAAAGATTTGCTTAATCAAACAGGAGCTGTACAAGTTACAACCGGGCAAAAGTTTGCAAATTCGATGAAAGATCAGCTTATTTCGGGTATTGCAACCGGAACTGGGACTGCTGTTAGAAACGCTATTGTTAGCTATTTGGGTGACCAAGTTAAGAAAAGCTTAGACGATGGCGACAAAAATAAAGGAAATAGCACGCAGAAAAAAGATGACATCGATGAATTGATCAACAAACGAATTGATGACAGATTGAAGAAAGAAAAAGAGGAAGAATAATTCAAAATGAGCCTATCTAACACGGCGACCCCTTACTATTACGGCCTTTTCAGGGACGCTGTGTTAAGGGGCGACATAGTAGTTAACCGCGAAATTTCTATGGAGATGAATCGAATAGACTCTCTAATAGCAAATCGCGGTGTTTTTTATGACGATCAAGCATGCAACGGCTTTTTCAGCTATTGCGAAAATGAACTAACTCTTACTGATGGAACTCCATTAAATCTTCTCGATACATTTAAATTGTGGGCCGAGCAGATATTTGGCTGGTATTACTTCGTCGAAAGAAGTGTATGGGAACCGGATGCCGATGGTCATGGTGGGCACTATGTTAGGAAGATGATTAAAAAGCGTTTGGTGAACAAGCAGTATTTGATTGTTGGACGAGGCGCTGCGAAATCTATGTATGGATCATGTATTCAAAGTTACTTTTTAAACGTAGACACATCAACGACACACCAAGTAACAACTGCTCCAACAATGAGACAAGCTGACGAGATCTTGTCTCCGATCCGTACTTCGATCACTAGAGCCAGAGGTCCTTTGTTTCAATTTCTAACGGAAGGATCTCTTCAAAACACAACTGGATCCAGAGCCAATCGTCAGAAATTAGCGTCAACAAAAAAGGGAATCGAGAACTTTCTTACGGGATCTCTTTTAGAGATTCGTCCTATGAGTATCGATAAACTTCAGGGTCTACGATGCAAAGTTGCAACGATAGACGAATGGCTTTCGGGTGACATAAGAGAAGATGTGATGGGTCCTCTTGAGCAAAGCGCTTCTAAGCAGGACGACTGGCTTATCGTTGCCATGAGCTCTGAGGGAACGGTTCGTAACTCTGTAGGTGACACGATCAAAATGGAATTAGAGAGTATTCTTCGAGGAGAGTATGTGAATCCTCACGTGTCGATTTGGTATTACAAACTTGACAGTGTTGATGAGGTTGCTGATCCGTCCATGTGGATCAAAGCTAATCCAAATCTTGGCAAAACTGTAACGTATGAGACGTACCAATTGGATGTCGAGAGGGCAGAGCAGGCACCAGCAACCAGAAACGATATACTCGCTAAAAGATTTGGCATTCCCATGGAAGGTTATACGTATTACTTTACATACGCTGAGACTATTCCCCATAGTCACAGAGATTATTGGGAAATGCCATGTGCTCTTGGGTGTGACCTTTCTCAGGGTGATGACTTTTGCGCATTTACGTTCTTGTTTCCTTTATCGGACGGAAGATTCGGAGTTAAAACTAGAAACTATATTTCAGAGCTAACTTTGATGAAACTTCCAGCTGCAGCAAGACAAAAGTATGACGAATTTATGGACGAAGGAAGTCTTATAGTCTTAAACGGAACTATCTTAGACATGATGGAAGTATACGAGGACTTAGATCATCATATTTCAGAAGTTGGATATGACGTCAGGTGCTTTGGTTACGACCCATATAATGCGAAGGGTTTTGTTGAACGATGGGAAGGAGAAAATGGACCTTTCGGCATTGTCAAAGTAATTCAGGGCGCAAGAACTGAGTCTGTTCCATTAGGAGAATTAAAGAAACTATCAGAAGAACGAATGTTGTTATTTGACGAGAAGTTAATGTCTTTTGCTATGGGCAATTGTATTACTCTCGAAGATACTAATGGTAATCGCAAGTTGTATAAGAAACGTAGAGAAGAAAAGATTGATGCTGTGGCAGCCATGATGGACGCTTTCGTGGCATATAAGTTAAATAGGGAGGCTTTTGAATGAATAGCTATTTGTATCACCATGGAATTCTTGGCCAGAAATGGGGCGTAAGACGATTCCAGAACAAAGATGGATCTTACACTTCTGCTGGAAAAAAAAGATATTCGAGCGGATTTGACGCTAAAAAGTATAAAGAAGAGAGAAAAAAGTATTTAATTACAGAAGAGAACAAGAATAAGCTCGGAGCTTCATTAAGGGCTAGGAATGATGCATGGATCATTAAACGTGATTTGCGGCGAGTGGATCGTGCTGCTAATAGGCAAGATAAGATCGAATTGAAGATGAAAGAAAGCAAAGTGGCTGGCAATGCTGCTAAATCGGCCAAGCTTGCTGAAAAATGGATGAACGAACAACGGAAAATCAATGTCGTGGATATTGTATTTAAAAATTTCGACTATGTTTCCGATAAAGCATACAACCGTGATTTATTTGTTGGTGGAACTACTTCTTTATTCGGACTTCCGGGAGCTATTATAGGATCTCTTGCCTACGATGCTTTAGACAAGGCTATTACCGGGGAAAATATGTACACCATTAGTGCTAAGTATGACGTAGAAGCTAGAGAACAAGCTGCGAAGGACTACGAAGAAAAATTCAAGAATAAATAAAGGAGGATGGATCGGATTAGAGAGCTTTATCACCATGGAGTTCTTGGCCAGAAATGGGACGATCCTCATGGCGGTCGTGATGTCGAAATGAATGGGACCACGCAAGTTACAGGGCTTAGAGTAAGGACGATTTACGGCTCTGGCCCTGCAAAGTGGCTGGAAGTCGGTTACACATATGTCGCCCAATGGTATGAATAAGAAGCATAGGAGGACTTATATTTATGGCAGATAACAAATATGGACTTGAGCCCGAAGAATGGGCGGATCTCAAAACGAATTTCCCGGAATACTACAAAAACATTGTCATCGAGAATCAGCAGAGCGGAGGTTCTAACGGACAGTTTGCCAAAGTAAAAGATTTAAATTTTAAAGGTGCAGTAACAAGAGAAGATAGTAATTATTTAATTCCCTTCGATGTTGATTTAGAAGTCGGCAGACGATACGTAATTAAAGATTTAAAAATACACACCAAATACCATCTATTAGACCAACAGGCCAACCCAACAGAAACGCTTGAAGATACGTTTGAATTAAAGGCTTTTGATTTTGTTATGCCTGATGATGATAAATATATTCAAATTTACGAAGACCAGTCTCACGATGGCATTAGAATAGTTTCCCTTAATATAGTGGAAGGCGAATTAGAATTAAGTGTGTTCTGCTATCCGACCCCTTCCAATACGGAAGAAGTTCCCTTTGATATAAGCGCAGAAATTATCACAGGACAGGGGAACGGCTTCTTTCAGCCTGCTACAATCGTCCCTTCTGTTTCGTGGGCTGGCACTTATACCGATAACAACAATGGCGAATATTTTTATAAAGTTCCGTTATTTAAATGGATGTGGGATGACTATTCTCGGTGTCCGATTTGTTTTGATTCTTTAAAGATTAGAAAGACTGTGGAGCAAGAGGAAACTGTAGAGTATACAATTCCAATTAATAGAGTTCTTGATGGTAGCGAAAGTATAGACAGTACACGATGCATTATGTGCGAAGATGCCGACGATGGTTCTATTTACTATTTCACGGAGCGCACCGATAATTCGGGTGCGGAAGCCCATTATGAAATTGATGGATTTGTTCTTTATGTTCCATCCGATGCGTTCACTATGGCTACTCGTGCACTCGATTAATTAGATTGTTCGAAGGAGAACTTATATTATGGCAGAAAATGAAAATGTTTTAACTGAAGAACATCCTTTCGGTATCGAACCTGAAACATATTCTGAACTGGAAACAAACCATCCTAAACTGTATAAAAACACAGAAAGCGGTACTTCAACCGTTCCAACTGGAAATCCGTTTGATGGAGAAACTGGTGGCGGTGTTGAATACGAAACCCGTGAGCTGATAGTTACGAACAGCACAAGTGCGTTTATTGGCTTAGGTTTCACAAGCAATGCGAATGGGAAAATTAGATTTTCAATGGTTAATACACTTTCAAAAAACAAAACAAAGATATTTAAACCCATCGCATCACAAAAAACAACTACGCAATACACTGCACAATATATTGTATTGAGTGCAGATACCGGATCAATTTCCACAATTACGAGCAATATAGATGGTGTGGAGTTCTACGAAATGCCTTTTAGCGACACGAAAAGTTATTATCTTTTAAAAATTCCTGCAACAGAGGTTAAAGACATTACAATCACAATTAATTAAAAAAGGATAACTGATATTTATGGATGTAAATGAAGTTTTAACCGAAGAACATCCTTTCGGTATTGAACCTGAAACATATTCTGAACTGGAAGAAAACCATCCTAAACTGTATAAAAACACAGAAAGCGGAACGTCTACGGTACCAACTTGGAATCCGTTTGACGGAGAAAGTGGCGGTGTTGAATATACGTTGCGAAAGATAACGTTCGTAAACAATAGAGGCGCTGGCACTTTAAAAAACGCAGTCAAAATCTACAAAAACGTTTTGATAGTAGCCGTAGCAATAATAACTGGCGGTGGTAGAACGGTTGAATGCGAGATACTTGCATCGAACCGGAGCGCATCATCAGGCAAATATGCAAAACAGTATCTCGTTTTTAATGGATACGATGCGGACTTAACATTTACCGGCGATTATGTCAGGCTTGCAGGACACGACAACAAAAATTACATCGTTGCAATCGATACATGCCCAGATAAAGACATTACAATCACAATTAATTAAAAAAAGAGGACTGATATTTATGGCAGAAAATACATACAGCTTTAAGCCTGAAGACTATGATGATATTAAAACGAATCATCCGCAGTTGTATAAAAACCGATCTTCCGGAAAAGCTCCTAACTTAGAGTTGGTCAATAAAGAGACTGAAGGTGGCGGTTCTTCTAGTGGTGGTGAACTGGTTTTGATCGCGCCAGAACAGACAGTTACTCCTGTGTATGATGAAGAAGCCGACGAATATGTTGCAAAACTAAATGCGGATGTATCCAAGCTGACTTTTTTACCTCACGAAACATTGCGTGTAACGCTTGATGGCGAAGTACATGGTAACGTGGTGCTTTATTCCCAAATTGATGGATGCGAGATTTCTGATAGCGTCGAAACATGGTGGTATGGCAACATCATTACGTATAAGTCGAATGAATTATATCTCTATGGCTTTGAGGGAACGACAACTGTAAAAATCGAAAGACTTCCTGTCAAATACATGAATGTGTTTGAAATGAGTATTGTTACAAGTGGGAGAGAGCCTACATTCAACCGTAGTCTTGAAGATTTTGATCAGTATTATAGAAACAATGTAAATAATGGCGTGGCAATTCTGCTTGAAACTATTGACGATGATTATACTGCAAAAACGTACTACGACGTTGATTTATATGCTGACAGCAACAACCACAACGGTTATATGCTTTACTTAAGATCACTTACATATTATGGACGAAATCAGCGGGGGAATTACGTTCGGATTGTCAAAACTGGTGCAATTGGTTGGACTACTAGCGTACCTGAACAATTAAACGATTATACATTGGTTTTAGTCCAGCCGACTACTCCGAATTGAAATTAGGTTATTCAGCCGATGGTTTAGATTATAGCATTTCGTAAAAGGAGGACTTATATTTATGGTCGATAACGAAGTTTTAACCGAAGAACATCCTTTCGGTATTGAACCCGAAACATATTCTGAACTGGAAACAAACCATCCTAAATTGTATAAAAACATCGAAAGTGGAACTTCGACAGTTCCGACCGGAAATCCGTTTGATGGAGGTAACTCCGGAGGTGACGGCAAAGGAGTAGAATTTGTAAGACTGACCATGGTCTTCGACGGACTTAGCGAACGACTTACAGAACAGTATCCAGCAGCTTCTGGTGGAGAAGTATACTTTGGAGGCTATACCCCAGGTAGTTTCTGGAGCCCAGAATTAGGTTCATATATGTGGGAGTCGCAATTTGTTTCATCAGATACTACTAATACTTTAGACATATATGTGCCAAAAGATTCATTCGGACAGTTTAGGGTTTATTGGAATGAGGAATCGGTTGACCTTGTTCCCATGTTCGTTATGAGTATTAGTGTTTACGGAAGTGGCGGAAGTAAGATCGAAACTTCATTTAAACTTAAGATTAAATCATGGGATAGTGGGCTAGAGGTATCTGATGTCGGCACTTCGGGATCGCGTTTAGCATTCATCCGATCAGATACAGAAATCCATTTCGAAATCGATATTGATATTTAAGGAGAAATAAATGGAACCGTTTTTCGCTCTTTTCTTAATCTCGATTACGATCGAGGGAACCGTGACTTATATTCGTACATGGTTCGTTGACAATCACTTCCAGTGGCAGCAGGCAGCTGCTTGCGTACTGGGTATCCTCTTAGCAATTGTATACAAGCTTGATTATATTTCCTTGTTCGATGTCACAACGACTGTTCCGTACGTAGGAAACATTCTCACTGGTATCGCAATTTCCAGAGGTTCAAACTATCTCTTTGACTTACTTAAGCGCATCATGAACTACAAGAGTGAGCTTACGGTCGCTGATATTCAAGAAGAAGAGATGAAGGGGTAATCCCTATGAAAAAATTTAGAGAGTACAATACTGATATTTATGTACAAGAGCAAGGCGGGTCTAGTATCCGCCTTTTACAATCCAATGCTAGGACGGCGCTCTCTACTCTCTATTCTAATGAAGGTCTTGTTCGTACCTTAATGAACTGCTCATATTTTACTTCCACATACGTTCTAGGTCGAAACCAAGGTGACATGTATAATGCCACACATTCTGATGACGAAGTATATTGCGATGTAGCCATTAAAAAGGACGGGACCTTTAAAGCCGGTCAGTTGCACTCCTGGGATTTCCAGAATGATGTTGTTTGTGGATTCTCGCCGTGTGCCATCCTTGTTAACGAGGGGAAGGATGTCCAACTTATTTCCGAAGCATTCTACGCGTCTTCCAA